AAAGAAAGAATTGAAATTTGTTTAGGTTGTTCAGAATTAATTAAATTAACACACCAATGTAAAAAATGTGGTTGTTTTATGGAATTAAAAACTAAACTTGCAGATGCTAGATGCCCAATTGGAAAATGGTAAATGTTTAATGCAAAAGTTGTTGAAGATTTTTTATCAACAGAAGACTTAGATATACTTTTAGATTATGCACAATCAGTAGAAAATTGGAATAGTGGTGGTGATGATTTTTGGAAAAATCGTGTTTTGAATATGCAAGAGATTAATAATACAAATAAAAAAATTTCTATAATTCTTTTTAATTTATTAATGAAACAAAAAAAATATATAATGGAAAATTATAATCTTTCCAAGATTTTATATTCTGACACATTTGCTTTAGTTAGATGGTTTCCAGGACAAGAGCAGAATCCACACTCAGACAACATGATAAATACTGTTAATCATATAAGACATAAACATAGAGAGTATGGCTCTATTATTTATTTAAATAATAATTTTTCAGGAGGAGAAACATTTTATCCACAACATAATTTTACTATAAGTCCAAAACCAAGAATGCTTGCTATACATCCTGCAGATGATAATCATATGCATGGTGTGTCTAAAGTAGATAATGGGATTAGATATACCATTGCTTCATTTTGGACATTTGATAAACAACACTCTCATGAATGTATTGTGATTTAATATGGATGATAAATTAAACGCCCAAATACATTGTAATGGAAAAGTAAGAATTTATGAAAATTTTTTAAGTTTAGAAGAACTAAAACTATTACAAAACTTTGTTGTGACATACCAATATGATTCTTTAATGCAGAACACTTTTAAGTTTTGGGGAAAAAGATTAATAAATAAATTACAAATTTCTATAAGTCCTGGGTTAGAAGATTCATTAAAGCCTGTAGAATTTTATATGAATTTATTAAGAGATAGACTTATCAACACATTAAATAAAGATATTGAGCCTAGAGAGTGGGCATCTTCTGATTTTAATTTTATTAAAATGTATGTAGATTCTAACCCAACAGTCTGGATAAATTCAGATAAGTATGAGATGTTTGAACATGTAGATAATCAAGAGCATATGGAGTTTCCAATTTTATGGGGTGCAGTAATTTACTTAAACGATAATTATAAAGGTGGAGAAATATATTATTCAGAACATGATTTTGAATACAAACCAAAAGCAGGGGCTTTAGTTTTACATGAAGGAAATACAAAACATGCTGTAAAAAAAGTTTTAGAGGGTGATAGATATTGTTCTGCAAGTCTTGTATATATAAAAGATTTTTATAATGAAAATCCATTGCCAACAACAACAAATAATCCAGATGAACCATATCATTATCCTCCAGGATATTATGGAGTAAGAATGCCTGATGATCCTAAAAAATCTATAGTAAGGGTTTTTAGATCAAATGGAACTTTAGCAAAATTTAATTCTTCTCCAAGACTTGCTAAAGGGTAACTATGTTCTCCAATTATACAGAACCAATTCCAGGATTTTTTATTTATGATGGTGTTTTCCTAGATTCAAAAAATTTTATAGAAGAGTTAGAGTTAGAAACAAAAAAAAGAAATCTTAACTGGGGATTTGGTGGAACTCACAACTCTTATGGAGAAAAGGTTATTGACCTATCTACAAGAAATGTTTTTTCTATTAGCGTTCCATTTGAATCAGATCAAAATGATTTATTTTTGCTTGAAACTTCAAATAAATTAAAAAATTTGTTTACGCCATATGAAGAATACTACAAGAAAATGTTTCATCTAGAAACAAAAACTCACGAACCCTATTTAGTTTTAAAATATAGAAAGGGTCAATATTTTAATAATCATTTAGATGATCATATTGAAACACCAAGAAGGATGTCTTTGATTTATTATTGCAATGACGATTACGAAGGAGGAGAAATAGAATTTTCCAAGTTTAATTTAACCATTAGACCAAAGGCTAATCAACTATTTCTTTTCCCATCAAGTTATGTTTATCAGCATAAAGTTTTGCCAATAACAGGTGGTGTTAGGTATGCAATTGTTAGTTTTGTTTATTAATCAGGATATCTTGCAAGCCACTCTTTAGTCTTCCAAGTAATACCCTTCCAGGCAGACCAGTCCTTACCACCATCACTCATATGATAAGCGATCTCTGCATTTTTAACGGGATCGAATAGGTCTTCGTTAGACTCTAGATTAAATTTATCCCGTCGATCTTGACCCATTGACCCTAGCATATTGATTTGAAATAGGCCATAGGAATTATCTCCAGTATTTCTATTGGGATTCCAAGAATTAGGAGTACCCATAGATTCTTTCATTACCGTTGCCCAAGCAACTTTTAGTGCATATCCTTCAAATCCTACAGACTTTAATATTTTAATTAATTCATCTTTTTCAAGAGGGGTTCCATATTTATATTTTTTCTTAGTTTTATTATTTTCTTCCTTAGAAACTGAAAAAACCGCCTCAGCGGTTTGGCCTTCACTTTTTGACACGGTACTACTCAAGTTATTTTCAGCATTAGCACTAGAATTAGAGAACAAAGCAATTCCAGTTACTGCTGCGAGTATTCCAATCACTATCTTATTAGTTGTCATGACTGTTCCTCCTTAGAAACAAAAACACCATAAAGTTATGGTGTTACTCACTAGTATATCATGGATTTGGACATTGAGTCAATTTAAAGACTTAATGTGATATAATTTCATTATGGCTAAATACCGCAATCCAGACGAATCCGCTATGGATGTAAAGGCTCCGTCTACTTATAATGTTGGTAATAAGCCACCATTGGTCAACTGGACCGTTGTAATTGGAGACTCTGCTGCTTTTAGGATATATGTTCAAGATGATGCAGGAGATCCTGTTGTAGTCGATAACTGGGACATTAAGTCTGATTTCAGAAGGTATTCAGATGACATTGGAGATGATCTAATATTTACTTTATATCCAGTGCAATCATTAACTGATGGAGATGGAGAGTTTACAGTTTCTCTGACTCCTGTTCAATCTAAACAACTAAGAACAGGCGATGTTTTTGATGTTCAACTTTCTGATCCTAGCAGAGTTTGGACGGTATGTCAAGGAGAAATGATTATGCTAGGTGAAGTTACAGATCAAGAGTCATAATAATGGCTAAAGCAACTCTTATTGATATTAAACCAAAAGCAAAAATACTTCCATTAAAAGATTTTAAATCTTCAAAAATAAAAACAGTTGATTATTCTAAAAAGGTATCAATAAATGAAATTCTTCCCTTCAGAGTAAGGATAACTAATATTGGTATTGAGGGTATAGATCCTTTAAGTCCCCCAGCAATTCCGTTGCAAATAATTGGATATTCCAACTATATCTTATAATAAATCTATGTTATAATATATTTATGGCCCGTCTATCACTAGCAAATTTAAAGTTAAGATTTCAAACAGGAGATCGTCCTTCACAGACTGATTATGAAGATTTTATTGATACAGCAAGTGGTCAGGCAACTGATTTAGGTAGCGCTGGAAACAATGAATCAACAATCAACGGCATTGAGAGTGCTACAGTAATTGATAATTTTGATGCAACAGAATGGAGATCTGTTAAGTATTCGGTCTCTATTAAAAAGACTTCTGGTGGCGCAAATAAATACTACGCAACAGAAATGGTTGTTCTTGTTGACGGTACCGATGTATCTGTCACTGAGTATGGCCTTATTGACAATGATGGGAATATTGGCACCATTAGCGTCTCCCGTGCTGGAAATACAGTATCCTTAACGGTTACTCCAGTCATCGGTATAACCCCAATCACTGTACGTTATTCACGTACAGGATTAAAGGCATAAGAAAAAGGAGATAAAAAATGGCAACAGTAGATAAAGATTTTAAAATAAAAAATGGTTTAATTGTTGAAGGTGCATCAGCAACTGTTAATGGTAAGAATGTTATCACAGCAGGAGTTGTAGATGCTAAAGGTGATTTAATCGTTGGTAGCGCAGATGATGCAGTAGCAAGACTTGGCGTTGGAAGCAATGGACAGGTCCTCACTGCAGCGTCAGGTGCAACTTATGGCGTTCAGTGGTCAGATCCAGCAGCAGTTGGAGTATTTACAGAAAGTATTGTATTCGAAGGTGCAACAGCAGATGCCTATGAGACAACACTTGCAGTAACTGATCCAACAGCAGATCGCACAATTACACTCCCAAATGCTTCTGGTACAGTAGCATTAACTTCAGATGTTTCAGCACATGCAGACTTGACAGAAGCACATGGCGCAACTGGGGCAGTAGTTGGAACAACAAACACTCAAACACTTACAAATAAAACTTTAACATCACCAAAGATTAATGAAAATGTTGCACTTACAGCCACCGCTTCAGAACTTAATACACTTGATGGAATTACAGCGTCTACCGCTGAACTTAACATCCTTGATGGAGTTACAGCATCAGCAGCAGAACTAAATATTCTTGATGGAGCAACACTTACTACAACAGAACTTAATTATGTAGATGGCGTTACATCAGCAATTCAAACACAGTTAAATGCTAAGTTTGATTCAGCAAATGCGTCAACAACAAATATTTCAGAAGGCTCAAACCTTTACTTTACCGATGAAAGAGCACAAGATGCTATTGGTAATAATGTTGGTACTGGTCTTTCATATAATGACTCAACAGGTGCTATCTCTGTAAATACATCAACAATTCAAGCAAGAGTTGCAGACGTTTCAGACACAGAGATTGGATATCTAAATGGTGTTACATCAGCAATCCAAACTCAAATTGACAGCAAGCAAGCAATTGTTGCGAATGTGTCAGACACAGAGATTGGCTACCTTGATGGAGTAACTTCAGGAATCCAAACACAACTTAATGCAAAACTAGCACTCGCTGGCGGAACAATGACTGGCGCAATTGCAATGGGTACAAACAAGATTACTGGTCTTGGAACACCAACAGATTCAGGAGATGCTGCTACAAAGGCTTACGTAGATGCAGTTTCTGAAGGACTTCATATTCATCCAGCAGCACGAGCAGCAGTTCTTACAAATATTGCAATTGCTACCGCTCTTGAAAATGGAGACACTGCTGGTGGAGTAACACTTGCAACAGGAGATCGTATTCTCCTTAACGGTCAGACAAGTGGTGCAGAAAACGGTATTTACGTAGTCCAGGCTTCAGGTCAAGCACTTCGTGCAACAGACTTTGATACTGCAACAGAAGTAGATAGTGGAGACTTTATCTTCGTAAGTGAGGGTACCTATGCTAATACAGGATGGGTTCAAACACTTAAGCCAGCAACAATTGGAACAGACCCAATATCATTTACACAGTTCTCAGGTGCTGGTACATTTACTGCAGGTAATGGATTAACACTAACTGGTACAGTATTTAGTATTGATACAGCAATTACACAAACTCGTGTAGCAGATGTGTCTGATACAGAGATTGGCTACTTAAATGGTGTTACTTCAGCAATTCAAACACAGATTAATGCTAAAGCACCAACTGCTGATCCTACATTTACTGGAACAGTAACAATTCCAAATGGTTCAAGTTTAGGAACACCAACAAGTTTAACACTTACAAATGCTACTGGTCTTCCAGTATCAACTGGTATCTCAGGACTTGGATCTAATGTTGCAACATTCCTTGCAACACCATCTTCTTCAAATCTTGCTTCAGCAGTAACTGATGAAACAGGAACTGGTGCTCTAGTATTTGCTAATACACCAACTCTCGTTACTCCAGTACTTGGAGCAGCATCAGGTACTAGTATTGATCTTACTTCTCATGCAACATTTGCAGATAGTCTTATTGGATCTGCTACAGCAACTGCTGGAACATCAGCAACAACAATCGATACATGGTCAGCAACTACATACTCTGCTGCTAAATATTTTGTCCAAATGAAAAAGGATAATGATATTGAAGTAATTGAGATGCTTGTTGCAGTAGATGGAAACAATAACGTCTATGTTACCGAATATGGTAATGTTGTAAGCAATACAGAACTTGGAACAACAAATGCTGTTTATAGCAGTGGAAATGTTCTTCTTCAAGTAACTGCTGCTGCAGCAGGAACAAGCGTTAAGGTTTCAAAGACATACATCGAAGCATAACAAATAAAAATCAGGGGGTAGCAAATGGCAACAACAGATAAAGACTTCAAGGTAAAGAATGGCTTAAACGTAGCCACAACTGGTATCTTTGGAGGAACTGTTACAGTTGCTACCCCTACTCAAAATGCACACGCAACAACTAAGTTGTATGTTGATACCGCTATTAGTGGAATTGTTTCAAATGTTCTTCCAACGGAATCAACTGCTCCAGTTTCACCAGTAGATGGTCAAGTATACTTTGATACAGTTACGCAGCATCTTTCGATATATTCAACGGATGCTGCAGACTGGATCATGATTGCTACTTTTGATGATACTGCAAACTTGAGACAACATATTCATGATACTGCAATTGATGGAACGGGACTTATTACTACCGTTTTTCAAGATGCAGGAGCATATGATGATGTATTCTCTTCAACACAAATTGCAGGGTTTTATGATTCAGTAGAATGGTTAACTAGTTATGATGGCGGAAGTCCGTTAGATAACTTTAACTAATCGTATGTTATAATAAATAAAGAATAAAATCTAGGGGGATTAAATTATGGCAACAAGAATGCAGCAGAGAAGGGGTACTGCAGCACAATGGGTATCAACAAATAGTGGCAATGGCCCAATCCTTGCAGCCGGAGAAATCGGTTACGAGTCAGATACCAACAAGTTTAAAATTGGTGATGGCACAAACCACTGGATCAACCTTGATTACTTTATGGATGCAGACAGCACAACAAACCCCCAATTTGGCTCAAACATTAAATTTGAAGGTGCTACAGCAAATGCTTTTGAAACCACCCTAGCAGTAGTAGACCCTACAGCAGATCGGACTATCACTCTTCCAGATGCAACAGGAACAGTCGTTTTGGCCGACGGTAGTGGAAACGTTACAGTATCAGGAGATTTAACAGTAAGTGGTACAACTACTACTATTAACAGCACAACAATTAATGCTACAACAGGACTTGTTTTTGAAGGAACCACAGCAGACGATTTTGAAACTACCATAACAGTAACAGACCCTACAGCAGATCGTACAATTACTTTCCCTGATGCAACTGGAACAGTAGCACTTACTTCAGATGTTAACGCCCGTCTATCAAAAGCAGGCGGTCAAATGACTGGTAGCATTGATTTAAATTTAAATACAAAAATTATTAATATGCCAGTACCTACTGCAGATACAGATGGCGCATCAAAAGTATATGTAGATAATGCTGTTTCAACATTATCAAGTAAAGCACCTTCCGATTCTCCTACATTTACAGGTACAGTAGTTCTTCCTTCAACTACCTCAATTGGAAATGCTTCTTCAACAGAGATTGGATACCTTGATGGTGTTACTTCTTCTATTCAAACACAATTAGATGGAAAACTTAGTTCTGCTACTGCTGGAACAACATATCAAACTGTTGTTTCTGGAGTTTCAAGCACTGAAATTGGATATCTTGATGGCGTAACATCTGCCATTCAAACACAATTAGACAACAAACAAATAATTGTTGCAGGTGTTTCAACCACTGAAATTGGATATCTTGACGGAGTAACTTCAGCCATTCAAACACAGATTGATGCAAAAGCACCATTAGCCTCTCCTACATTTACAGGTACAGTAACTCTTCCTGCTAATACAATTTCACAGTCTATGATGGCAGATGATTCAGTAGGTACTAATGAAATTGGTGGACTTGCAGTAACTACTGAAAAAATTGCAGAGGGTGCAGTAACTTCAGCAAAGATTGCAAATGATACAATTGTTGATGGAGATATTAATTCATCAGCAGCAATTGCACAGTCTAAAATTGCAAACCTTACAACAGATCTTGCTGCAAAAGCAAGTCTTTCAGGTGCAACATTCACAGGTGAAGTATTATTAAATGCAAATCCTACAAATGATTATGGTGCTGCCACAAAAGCATATGTTGACTCAGCAACTGCTGGACTAAACGTTCATGATGCAGTAAGAGTTGCAACAACAGCAAACGTATCTCTTGGATCACCACTAATTGAGGGTGATATTGCTAATGGCGATACAATTGATGGAATCACACTTGTAACAGGAGATAGAATTCTTGTTAAGAATCAAACAAGTAAAGCACAAAATGGTGTTTATGTTGTCCCAGCATCAGGAGAAGCAGTAAGAGCATCAGATTATAATACAGTTGGCGAAGTAGATGCTGGAGATTTCCTTTTCGTACAATCAGGTACAGTTAATGCAAAGACTGGTTGGGTACAAACAAACACAATCACAACAATTGGAACAGATAACATTGAATTTACTCAATTTTCTGGAGCAGGTACATATTCAGCAGGAACAAACCTTGATCTTACTGGAACTATCTTTAGTGTTATTGCAGCACCAACATTCTCAGGTTTAGTTACTGCCTCAGCATCTGGTGTAGCATTTTCTGACGGTACACAAACTAAAGAAGGTGTTCCATCACGTACACCAATTATTCAAAAAACAGCAGCATATACTCTTTCATCACTAACAGAAAGAGACTCTTTAATTGAAGTATCACATACAGGTGGATCTGCAGTTACAATTTCAATTCCAACAGATGCTAACGTAAACTATCCAGTTGGAACATCAATTGATATTCTTCAAACAAATACTGGAGCAGTAACAATTGCAGCAGTAACTCCAGGAACTACAACTGTAAATGGAACTCCAGGATTAAAGTTGCGTGGTCAATGGTCATCAGCAACATTATTTAAGAGAGCAGCAAATCTTTGGGTTGTAATGGGAGATTTGTCAGCATAGTAGTTTGATATAATAGAAAAGAGGAGTAAAAATGGCAGTTAGTAAAAAAAGAGGTATCAAGTCTTCAGCACAAGATAACTTTTTGGAACCACTTAATGTTACTTCTTTAAGTGGCACAAACGTAGGAACATCTCGCCCTTATCTTGCTACCGCTAATACTACTTCAGCAGCATCAGCAGCAGGCACAGGTGGATCAGTATCTCTTACTTGGACACTTCCAGCAGGATCTCCAGCAGCAACTGGATATACTATTACTACCACTCCTTCAACCTATACAGTTAATACTGGCTCATCTACTCCTTCCTATACTTTTCAAGGATTAGCATCTAATACTTCATACACATTTACAGTACAGGGAACAAATGCTTCAGGAACTGCAAGTGGAACAACTTCTTCTTCAGTAACAGTAACAACAGTTCCAGCAACTCCAGCAGCACCAACAATTACTTCAGTTTCACAAACAGCAACAGATATTGTAACTTGGGTAGCCCCAGCAACTGGTGGAAGTGCAATTACAGGATATACATGGGCATCTAATGATAGTAAAACAGGAACGGTAAGCGGATCAACCCTTTCTGATAACGTTGTTCAAGAGGCTGGAACGGCTCAGGCATATACAGTATATGCAACAAATGCAAATGGTAACTCTTCCACATCTGCAGCATCTGCAAGTTTTACAAGTTTTAGTTTTACTCCATTTAGTTTTGCTCCATATTCATTTGTTCCATATTCATTTACTCCATATTCATTTGTTCCATATTCATTTACTCCATATGCATTTACTCCATTTGGTTTTTGGCCATATTCTTTTGGGTTTTCTGTTTGGGGAGATTCACTTGCAGTCCAAACAAAAGTTTTAACTCCTAGTGGAACAAAATTTATTGAAGATCTAGTTGTTGGAGATACAGTTTATGCAATGAATTTAGGTGGAAATGAAACAACAAATTGGACAGAGTGGAGTTCTTCTGACATACAATTAGACAATGATCTTGTTGTAGAAACAACAGTTATTTCAGTTACTCCTGGAACTGCCGAGAATTTTATTCACATAAATGGAAATCTTTATACTCCCGCTCATTATCTTTTAGTTAAAAAAGATGGAATTACTAAGTTTGTGCAGGCACCTAATATTGACACAACTTATGAAGTTTATAATTATGAACAACAAAGTTGGGTTCCAATCACAACAGTAGAAGAAGTTGCAGTAGAAATGGAAAAAATTTCAATAAACTGTGAGCCATATGATAACTTCTTTACTGAGAACATGTTAGTCTTTGACCGTCCTGATTACTGATATAATCTATTATGGAAACAGAAAGAAAAATAACATTTAATTATAGATATCCAAAAATGATTGATGCCTTTCCTCAGCCAATTCCAATGTCAAAAAATTTACCAGAATGGTATAAAGAGCAACCAAGTTATATTGTGCAAGAAAATAGCCTTGTTGATGGAATAACAGTAAAAAATTGTCAAGCAATTTTTGATATCATAACTACAGGTTATTTATTATTATGTCCAGTTGATATAGAAATTGATACAACAGGAGACAACAAAATTTTTAAAATTTCAGATGATTATAAAAAATTAAAGGTCCCACTAATTGGGTCTCATTCAAAAGAACAAGTTTCTCATTATCCTTTTAATTATGATTTTTTTACAGATTACATATTTAGAGTTAATATTGGATGGGTTGTAGAAACTGAAAAAGGGTATAGTTCTTTATTCATGGAACCACAACATCAAGACTATATGCCAATGCATGCCATTTCTGCAATTATTGATACAGATGGATATATGTCAGATGGTTTATTTTCTTTTTTTATAGACAAAGGATTTAAAGGAACAATTAAACAAGGCACTCCATTAGTGCAAGTTTTTCCATTTAAAAGAGACAACTGGATTGCAAATTTTAATAAAGATTTTGATGTAAAAATAGTAAATGAACAAACAAATAAAGTTAGAAGTAGGTTTACTGGAGGATATAAAAAATGGTATTGGAATCGAAAAACATATAAATAGTTTTATAAAAATAAAAACTATACCTATTCTAAACATTGAGAGTTGTTAAAAAATAAAAACTCTGCTATAATAAAACATATAATTAAATCTAAGGAGTATTATGTCTGACGTATTTTCTTTTCGCTTTTCTGATGACTTTGTAAACAAATATATTGAAATTGAGCCACCATTTGGGTTCAAAGATGCAGGTGGAAACTCACTAGGAGAGATTACGTTTGTTCGTACTTATTCCCGTGTAAAAGACGATGGTACTAAGGAAAGATGGTATGAGGTTTGTAAAAGAGTAATCGAGGGTATGTATTCAGTGCAGAAGAATCATGCAAAAGAAAACAGACTGCCTTGGAATGACTATAAGGCACAAAAATCAGCCCAAGAGGCGTATGATCGTATGTTTAATCTTAAGTGGACTCCACCAGGAAGAGGTCTTTGGGCTTTTGGTACTCCAATGACAATGGAAAAGAAGAACTCTGCTTCTCTTCAGAACTGTGCAATGGTTTCAACCAGAGACATTGATCGCAATGATCCTGGATCTTTGTTTGCGTGGGTAATGGATGCTTTAATGTTGGGAATTGGAGTTGGTTTTGACACGGTAGGTCAAGAAAAAGATCTATCCATCTATTCACCAACAGAACCAGCATCTGTATATGAAATCCCAGACACCCGTGAGGGATGGGTAGAATCTGTTAGACTTTTGCTTAATTCATTTTTAAGAGCAAATCAACCAATTCAAGAATTTAACTATGATTTGATCCGTCCTCTAGGAGCCCCAATTAAGGGCTTTGGTGGGGTTGCAAGCGGTCCAAAACCATTAATAGATCTACATACAATGATCCGTAAAGTAATTGGTTCTAGAGCAGGAGAGAAGTTAGACTCTAGAGCAATTGTAGATATTGTAAACCTTATTGGAACATGTGTTGTTTCTGGAAATGTTCGCAGATCTGCAACCCTTGCTCTTGGAAATCCAAATGATAAAGACTTTATTAATCTTAAAAACTCAGAAGTATTTCCAGATCGCAACTCATTTGATTCAGAAAATCCAGGGTGGGCGTGGATGAGTAATAACTCAATCTCTGCTGAAGTTGGAACTCATTATGAAGATTATGTAGATTTAATTGCAGATAACGGAGAGCCTGGTTTTATTTGGCTTGATGTTGCAAGAAATTATGGAAGATTGGCAGATCCAGCAGATGGAAAAGACTATCGTGTTATGGGTTTTAATCCTTGTGCGGAACAGCCACTAGAGTCTTATGAACTTTGTACACTTGTTGAAGTTCATTTAAATCGTCACACAGATAAAGAAGATTTTATGCGTACACTAAAGTTTGCATATCTTTATGGAAAAACTGTAACATTACTTCCAACACATTGGCAAATTACAAACGGTATTATGCAAAGAAACCGCAGAATTGGAACATCTTTAACTGGAATTGCATCTTTTACTGATATCAATGGAATGCCAACAACCAGAGAGTGGATGGATGAAGGGTATAAAAAGATTCGCCATTACGATAAGCAATATTCAGAATGGCTATGTGTTCGTGAGTCAATTCGTGTAACTACCGTAAAGCCTTCAGGGTCTGTCTCATTGCTTTCTGGAGCATCTCCAGGAGTTCATTGGTCTGTTGGTGGAGAATATTTCTTACGTGCAATTCGTTTTGGAAATACAGACCCAATGTTGCATTT